AGGCCGATTTGGGGCCTGTTGACGTTGAAAAGTACTTATCGCATTATGGCGTTGAATTTCAGCGAAAAGACAAGGGAAATAAAACCCTGTATGTGCTGAATCAATGCCTCTTTGACCCCAATCACGGCAAGAAAGACTCGGCAATTACCCAGGATACCCGCGGCCTGTTAACCTATTGGTGCTTCCATGATACGTGCAATCATACCTGGCACGATGCACGATCGATGATCTCCGGACAGGATAAAATCGCGCAATTCTGCGAAGGCTACGATCCGAATTTTAAACCTCAAGAGAAAAAATCACCATTGGATACCGGCAAGGATTTCCCGGATCCGCCGCCCCGCGTCCCCCCTCCTGAAAGTGTCGACCCTGTAATTTTTTTTGACCGAAAAAAACTAAGATCTCAATTCCTGGCCAAATACCTTCAGGGACATCTATCGCCGATGCTCTGGGACGGATCCGAGTTTTACAGGTATAGAGACACCGGCGTTTGGAAAACGACACACACCGACCTGATCGGCAAGGTTGCAGAGCGCGCCCTGGACAAATACGCCACAAACAGCCTGATCGAAGCGACTATAAAACTGATGGGAAAGCGGATCATGATCGATCCGGAGCGGTTCAGGCACAATGCGGAATATTTGAATTTAAAAAACGGGATGCTGGAAATATCTACTGGCAAATTAAAACCCCATAAATCTGACTATCAAAGCCGGATCCAGCTGCCGGTGAAATACGATGAAGATGCAGAATGCCCCAGGTGGCATAAATTTTTAAACGAGGTTTTTTCTGACGACATTACAAAAGCCGCTGCCCTGCAGGCATATTACGGATATTGTTTACTTCCGGACTGCAGGTTCCAGCGGTGTTTGTTTATGATCGGATCCGGCGCCAACGGTAAATCCGTGGCTGCAGACATTTTGGTCAGCATCCTGGGAGAAGTCAACGTCTGTTCGTTGCCGCTGCAGTTGATGGGCCAGCGCTTCTTGATCGGCCAGCTTAAAGACAAATTGGTTAACGTGGCCACCGAGATCGCCACCAACCAGCCCATCGATACCGCAAATTTCAAAGATGCCGTGGCCGGCGGGCTTCTCATGGCCGATCAAAAGCACGGCCAGCCCTTTGCCTTTTATCCAATCGCAAAGCACATTTTTAATATGAACGAAGTGCCGAAGATCACCGATAAAAGCCACGGATTTCAGCGGCGCCCGATCGTTTTGACATTCAACCAGCGGTTCGAACCGCCGGACAACGATCCCATGCTGTTGGAGAAATTAAAAAAGGAAATGAACGGCATATTCATGTGGATGCTCGAAGGCCTCCAGGTGGTCCTGGAAACCGGATATCTGCATGTTCCTGAATCAGTGGAAGAGGACACTATGGCGTTTATCCAGAGCACCAACCCGATCCTGCAATTCATCGAGGAATGCTGCGCCCTGGGGCCGATCTACAAAGCCAATCCGCCCGATGCATTTGCAGAATATAAAAAATGGTGCGCCGACGGAGGAAACCGGCCTTTGGCCAGGAATCGTTTTTATTCACAAATTATGATTCATTGCCCGAGTGTTGTCAGGCGCCTCGATGGGCCGACCAGGAAGCGTATGTTCGTCGGAATAGGCTTAAAAGACGCATGGTCTTAGTTTAAAAATTAGATCCAGGAGCGAAGCGACTGGTTCCTTTTCGTGGAGACCCGGAGGGGCTCCATATATTTTTTTTGTCTTTTTCGCGCCCCTCCCTCTCTCCCTTTCTTCGAAAATTTATCGTTCAAAATGTGTATTATTGATACAGATGTGTCTCAAAAAGAGCAGTTTTTGATACATATGAGCAACAAAAGAGCAGTTTTTTAAGTAAAAGTGCTCAGATTATTTAATGTAATTACAGGGGTTTATCGCTGAATGAGCATCAAGAGCACTTTTTTCTACTTTATTTACTAGAAAAAAAAAGAAAAAGAAAAAAAAAGAGAATGTGAAAAGTAAAGTTCGAAAAAAGCGCTCTTATTGCTCTTTTTACTCAAAAGCCGCGCAGCAGTAAGGCCAGCGCTGAGCACTTTTGTAAAAAAAAGCGCTCATAAAGTGCTCACTTTGATGAAAAACTGCTCTTTTTAGTGAATAATACCGAATTATAGCGGGGAAAAGACGGATCGACGCGCCCGGCCGCCGGCTTTCGATTCGCATCGAAACAAGGACCTACCAACAAGTGAGCGGACAAATTTTTAAAAGGAAGGGGGAGGGGACGCGGCATGTTTGATAACTTAAAGTTTAAAACAATCAAATGGTGGGAGTATTTGGTATTAATATTTCTTCCAAGTCAGATTCATAGAGAAGCCGGGTATGTCTTTAAGTGTAAGATCTGGAGAGATCATATTTATTTTTGGAGCGTGGATTCCGATAGTTGACACGGTGATTATTGCGTGTTCTTGGAATATCTCTTTAAAGCTTTGATTATCGCGGGTTCAGGGTAATCAGGGATTGACAAAAACCGGGTTAGCAAGGGTTAGAGTGAGATATGGCCGGTTACGGCGAAATATCGATTTTATCATCATCGTCGTTTTTGGCGATTTTTCCGGATTCGGATCTTGGAAATGCTTCGATGATTGCAGCGGATCGTGTGTCTCACGAAGCGGACACGTCTGATAATAGCCTAATATGTAAACTTTTTTGCCTATTTCCCGGGTTGAAGTATGGCGATTATCGGTAATTAGAGCGGATTAAAAAGGTGTGAAAATGGATGATTTTGGAATATTGAAAGGTAGAAATAGTATTTGCACATTTCTGGAAATCAGTAAAGCCGTTTTTTATCAATTAGTGGACCAAGGCCTCCCGGTCAAAAAGGTTGGTAAATTCTGGTATGGCCACCAGGATGTTCTGAAAAATTGGTTTAGGGATTTCGTCAAACTGTCGGAATCCCGATCATCCGATCAGTCCGATCAGTGACCGGAGATGTCAGATGGACGAACCCCCCATGGGTCCCATTGGGACTCCCAATATATTGTAACTGACAGACGGATAGTTTTTTTGTTTTTCTGAATTTTAATTTTAAAATTTTTTATAAAATTTTTTTCAAAAAATCCATTAAAAAATACCCTGTCAAGGATTTTTTTTGTCCGTTTATGAACCGCTATTGTCTTTTTGTGGGTCGTTGTGTCCAGTTGTGTCCAGTTGTGTCCAGTTGTGTCCGCTTAAAAATTCCCTCCAAAAAGCCGTGATATATATTTATCTGAATAAAAGGATTTATATATGGCATCCCCGAATAAAATCGAACAGTACAACCTTCAAGACCTATGTTTGGAATTCAAAAGCCAAGGTTTAAATCAAGACGCCATCGCCAAAAAACTCTCAGTTGAACTTCAAGAGGGCCGCGGGATTGATGACAGTATCAGCCAGTCCGCAGTGCAGCGGTTTTTAAAAAAGATCAAGAATCAGAGAAGCGAGGAAGCCGCCGAGATCGTGAGGGGCTACACACAAACCACAGTTCCCAGAGATTTGGAAGTCATAGAAGAGGTTCAAAACTTTCTTTTAAGTATAAAGCGCAACCAAGAGGCGGATCCTGAAACCGGAGAAGTTAAAGATCTTAAAATTAATATTAGAGATAGAATATACGCGGCGGTCAGTCTAGCCAGGGTAACATTCGATAAGTTGAAAAACTTAGGCGCGCTGGATCCCCCCGAAACAGGTGAAACTGGAGATGACGGCAAGCCGAATATCGACGCATCCACTGTACCGGCCGGATCCAATATACGATCAATTTCTAATCGATTTGGAATCGGAGCCGGAAAAAAAACAGCGTGAAATCCTCCGTGAGGTCGTTAAAAATGATCTTTATTTTCTTACAAAATACATTCTGGGGTATTGGTGGATCTGTTGGGATCCCCATAAAGTATTTTGCGAAGAAATCGAGAAAGACATCAGTTTTTCGCTGTATTTGCTCCCCAGGGGACACTGTAAGACACAGATCTACAACACTGCAGATACCATCCGAAATTATCTTAAAAACCCTTCCGAACCCATCGGTATTTTTTGCGATCAATCCAAAAAGGCAAAATGGAAACTCAGGCCGATACGGTATCAATTTGAAAAGAATGCCGATCTTAAATGGCTTTTTCCGGAACTTCTCTTTCAAAAGCCGAAACGGCAATCCGACAAATGGACCGATGAAGAGCTTATTCTTAAAATTCATCAAGGGGGCCAGGAACCTTCCATCGGCGCGTATGGCATTGACAACATGCCGACCGGGCTGCACTTCCCGAGAATCAAATGCGACGACCTGGTTACACCCGAGACGGTCACGACCGCGGATCAGATCAATAAAACCCGGCATAATTACGGAACCGTGCGATCATCGATCCTTCAGCCGGACGGCAATATTCAAATATGCGGCACGATTTATGACGACGGTGATCTTCACAGGGAAATGGAGGACTCCGGAGAATACCGGGTCTATAAACGGGCGGCGGAATGGCATGAGACAGAAAATAGTATCAAACACCGCCGAACCCTCTGGCCGGTTCAATTCGGGCCAAGGGTTCTGGATAAAATCAAGCGGGACCCGGCCGTCGGGATTTATATCTATTCATGCCAGTACCTTCTGGATCCGGTACCGGAAGATGAAAACGCATTTTTTCAACTCAAATGGTTTGGCCGTTATACCAAACTTCCCCGGCGGCTTAATATGTTCGCAGCTGCGGATCTTGCCATATCTGAAAAGAAAACTTCCGCCGAGACTGCTATTGTCGTCGGCGGTGTAAATACATATTACGATCTTTTTATTATCGATGTCATTCACGGGCATTGGGGTTCTTTGGAAATTATTGAAGAGATGATCGAGGTTCAGCGGAAATATAAACCGGGCATATTTACAATTGAAGCTGAAAATATTCAACGAACGATCATGCCGTTTTTGAAGATCAAGATGCGAGAAACCGGATATTTTATCAATACGGATCCGCGGATGCCCAAGGGCGATAAAGTCGCAAAGGCCAGGCCGGCCCAGGGCCGGGCCAAAGAAGGCGCGGTTTTTTTGCCGAAAAAAGCACCGGATCAACCTGAATGGTTATCTCATGCAGAATTGCAGATCAGAAGATTTCCGAAAGGCAAGGATAAAGACATTATAGATTCGATCGCTCTTCTTTGTCATCAGCTGGCCGAACACTGGCGCCCGGCCACACCCGGAGAGATCGAAGAGCGGCAAAAAGATAAATATGTACCCTTAGACGCAACAGTGGGGATGTGAAAATGAAACTTATCGACATGAAGATCCCGAAAAAAACGAAAAAGCAGCTGAAGGATGAAATGTCTCCATCGATCAAAAGCGATGATCGGGAAGAATATCCCTGGGGACTGCGCCTTTCTTTTAATAAGAAAGAAATCGAGAAACTTCCGGCTCTGAAAACAGCGGTTGCCGGCGCAAAAATTAAAATCGCAGCTGTTGGTAAAATTATTGAGGTCCGGATAACCGATGCGGAAAAAGGCCGCGAACGGCACAATATTGAAATCCAGATCCAAAAGGTCGGATTTGAAGACCGGTCCAAAACCAAAGAGCAGATTTTTGAGGAGGCCATAAAATGACACCTGTTGTTCCAGTGGAGGCACTTCCGGCTGTATTGGCGCTCGATCCCATTGTGATCGCTTTCGTCAAAAACAACCTGGTAACCCTCGGTTTATTTCTTGGATTTTTAAAAGGGCTGGCAAAAATCACGCCGGGAACTACGGATGATAAGATTGTGACGCTTTTGACGAATCTTTTTCTGTCGATAAAGCCAGAGAAAATAAATAGAGGCGTAATCGATAAAAGATCCAACCCGGCCGAAGAAAGGACAACGTTATCGTTAGAACCAGATGTTTATCCCAACAAGGTTATTTTAAAAGGAGACACAAAAGATGAACCGGAAAAACTTTAGATTTTTGATTGCATTGCTTTTGATTTTTTTCGTGGCCGGCTGCGGACTTACCAGACAGGCCATAAAAGAAGATCCGTTCACGGCCAATATGTATGCCTACGATCAGGCGCTGAATTGGTACGTGGATGCGGCGGAAACGTATGACACTCATTACCAGGCCGCTGATGAGGCCATAAAGGCCAAATGGAAAGAAAACATCAATCCGGTGTTTAAGCAGATCAAAGGCGCCCTGGATGAGTGGAAAAAGACCCTGGATAAAGGCCAGGTCGGCGAAGATTACACTGAAACCATCAACAGGTTGAAAACATCGATCATCGCCTACGGCCTGACGTTTCTGAAATAATAAATTTTATCAACCAAGGGAGATCGTAAAAATGAAAGAAAAAACACTGGAACTTCTCAGACTCGGACTCATGCTTGGCGATTTCGGGTTTAGTAAGTTTGTCGAGATTTCAAAGATGATGGCATCGACCGGAACCACGATTCCTCAGCTTGAAGAGATCCGGGCGGATATCGAAAAGAAACAGCCCAGGGCGGATGCCGTCGAGAAGAAATTGGACGAATATTAATATTTGAAAGATTTCACCATCCACCATTGGTCAGCTGATCGATCCCATTTAAGGATACTGGAGAAGACCTATGCGAAAACATGAAAACTGTAAATCATGCCGGCATTGGGGTGATGTAAACGAACCGGTCTACGATGCGGATGAGCGGTCAAAGATTTTCAGAAAATGCAAAAATCCCGGTGTCATAAATTTTCAACAAAAACCAAGCCTGGACGGCGTGGGTGTAATTATTAAATCCGACCCGCCATTTCTTGGAATATCTCTCTATCCGGGACAGGCGAAGCAGCACCTGCTCGTTCACGCGAAATTTTGCTGCAGGATGTATGACAAGAAGCAAGTTTGAAAATAGAAATCGAAATCCCGGATCTCATCCCGGCTGAACGAATTCACGGCGCCGGCGCATCGGCGATACGGCTGCATAAAGGTAAAGGGGAAATATCATGGCAGGATCGGTAGTAACCCAGGAACGGGAAGAACGCGAGGGCATTGTGGAAATCACGCTGGACTGGACGGCGGACGATACGGATGGCGGCGTTCCGGAAACAATCATCAATTGGCCCATTGCCGGAATTCTGTCTTATGTGACCACCAATCCCGGCGCACCGGCACCCCAAGATCTGTATGACATTACCCTTAAAGATGAGGACGGTGTTGATGTTATGGGCGGCGCCCTGGACGACAGGAAAACAGCCACAAGTGAAGTCGCCTTTCCCAAAGAACCCGGCGCCACGGTGAATTTAAACGGCGTCGCCGTGTCCGGGATTTTAACCTTCGGACTAACCGGCAATAACGTGAACAGCGCTGTCGGTAGGGTAAGATTAACCATTTTAAGGTTGGTGTAACCATGAGTATTGACAATATAATCCGCCCGGCCGGTCGAAATCAGTTGCTGCATGATATGGCGGTAGAGCACCGGAAAATGATTCACGGCGCTTTTTACAATGCCATTAGAGAGATTACCGGCAAAGAACCGGATCAACTGGATATGGCCAAACACGCCGGGATCGAAACCTTCGATCATATGGGATATGCGGATTACATCTATAAAAAGCAAACCATTTTAAGGGTTTATGCTCCGGTATTTACGCATAAAAACCGTGAAACCCGCGTATTTCAAAAAGTTGAAGAGGTATGGAAGAAAAATGCCAGACACCGAAGAAACTAAACTTGCCAAATACATCGTTGACGATCTGTTTTCATGGTTCAAGGAAGAGCGGAACGGTCAACTGGAACCTACCTGGCGGCGCAATTACGATGCGTTCAGGGGCAGATACGATTCGGATGCGTTGAAGCGCTGGAAAGCGACCGAAGGCCGGGGTTGGCGCAGCAAGGTATTTGTTCGGTTGACCAAGCAAAAAGTGGTGACCGGATTTAACCAGGTGATGTCCGTCATGCTTCAAGAAGGCAAGATCCCCTGGGATATTCAACCGTCCCCGATCCCGACGAACAGGTCCATGGCTGCTTTAGATCCCAACACGGCCAAAGAGCGGTGTGATCGCATGCGGCTGCAGATCAAGGGGGATTTCATCCACGCAAAAGCGGATCGGGTTTTTATGAGTTCCGGGCTGGAAAATGCGCTGTATGGGTTGTCCTGGTTAAGGGGTCCGGTGCTCCGACCGTTTAACGGCATGTCGGTTCAGTTTGGTGTTCCGGGTCTGGATCAACTCTATTATTCACCGGAGATTTTGCAACGGTATGGCCGGCACATCATGACACCTCAAAAAACTTACCAGCCGGTGGTTGAAAATCCGGGTGTATGGAATGTGTTCTGGGATCTGGAAAATTCCGATCACAACCAGGGCCACGGGGTTATTATCCGGGATATGATGTCAAAAGGCCGGTTTTTGGATCTGGCCGAAACCAACGGGTATGATGCAAAGGCCATACAGCGGATTGCCGATCAGTTTACCGACAGAGACGACGCTTCGGATGAAGACGATGATTCCTTTGGCCCGGCGCATGAAAGGTTCAACAAGCGAAAGCGCGTTATCCCGGTTTATACCTTTTACGGCCGGGTCCCGAGAAAATATTTGATTGGATATGAAGGCAGGGCAAAGACGCAAATCCGCGGCTTATCTAAAAAGAAGGATCGTGAAGTCGAGATTTTTTGCGTAGTGGCCAAGGCCAAGCAGGCGGAGATTATCCGGCCGCCGGTGATCAATCAATTTCCATACAGACCCACGTATCTGGCGAAGTGGGAACATTTGCCGCTGGAAGCCGGCGGTGTCGGGATCCCGGAAAATATAGAAGACTCCCAGATGATCATCAACGGCCTGACCCGGTCCATGCTCGATAATAAAGCACTCTCTTCCAACTTGCTTTTGTACTGGAACCCCCGGCGACTGGCCCCAGGGCAGAACAAAACCCTGTATCCGGGAAAAACATTCGAAGTTGAAGAAGGCACCGAAGATGTTCGCCAGGCCATGCAGTTTTATGCTCCGCCGGACAATACCCGGGGGACCCCGGACATGATCAATCTGTTTCGAGAATTTGCCGACCACGAGTCGGGTATATCGAGAAACATGGAAGGCCAGGTTGATTCCAAAGACCGGCGCACGGCCTATGAAATGAGCAAAATGGCCGAGGCCGGTAATAAAATGATCGGCGGCACCATTCGCAACACCGATGAAGGGCATACCGAACCGGTGGTAACCGGCCATTATCATTATCACATGGTGACCAATCCGGATGAAATGATCAAGGGCGATTTTATGCCGGAAGCCAAAGGTTACCAGACATTTATAGACCGGGCAAGACGATCTCAGGATGTCCTGTCGTTACTCCAGGTTGCATTAAGCTCGGAGTTTACCGCACAGTTTACCAAAGTATTGCCGTTTTTGCGGGAGTTGGCCAGAACCAGGGATCTGGATCCGGACGCCTACTTTCCGACAGACAAGGAATTGACCGAAGAAGCTGAAGGCATTGCCAAGCTTCTCCCACAACCCTTTATGCAAGGACCGCCCGGAGCGGCGATTAATGAAAGAACGATCTGAAAACATAAAGACCGGCCCGGCCATCGATGAAAATGAGGCCCAAAGCCTGGCAGCGCTCATGCGGGACCCAAACTGGCCGGTATTTGATCGATATCTGACCCGGATCCGGGATGCAGCATTTAAAAAACACATGCGGTTAGACCAGGGCCTTGAAAGCAGCGGATATTTCAAGGGCGTGTGGAACCTGGCCAATGATTTAATTGAATTGCCTAAAGAAATAGGCAAACAAATATTTGCCAAAGACACCCAAGATGAAGAACAAGGAGAAGACTTATGAAGAAGAGACGATTTAAAACCATAGAAAAAAGTGATAAAAATAATCAGCGGGAATATGAGCCTCCAAAAATTGTGAGAAAAAATAAAATGACTTTCCCGATCGATATTATCGAATCCACAGGGAAAGGCCAGGTTTGCAAACAATGCTCATCCTGCCATAACTGTAAATAAAAAAAATGGCCCTCGTTTAAGCGGATTACCGGAAACGGCCTGTTTGAGCCTGGATTACCAAAGGAGACTATTCATAATGAGTAAAGAAGCTGGACATGCCGCTAATAAAGGCGGCGGAACAACTGAAGCCGAAGACGCCGAAGAATTTACCGAAGAAGACGCTGAAGCGGCTTTTGCCGAAGGTCTTGGAGAAACGGCCCCTGAAACACCGGAAGGGATTACCGGAAAAGAAACGGCCCCTGAAGGTTCAGAGATTACCGACGATGCAAGCCACCCGGGTGCGGCAGGGACAGAAACGCCCGGTGACGAAACTAAGGATGGTGATGAACTCTCTAAAAAGCCCAGTTATGAAGATCTTGAAAAACAACTCAGGAACACCCAAACCTGGGCGCATGGCTTGACATCGACCGTTGCAGAATTGAAAAAGAAGGTTGACGCAACGGATCCGCCAGGGACCAAAACCGGGGGACTGGATCAATCCGACGACGATATGCCCGAAGAAATCAAATCATATCTTGAAGATTATCCGGAGGCCAAGAAAGCTTTTGAGCATTTGGCAAAAAAGATGATGGGCGGCCTGAATCCCGAAGAAATTCAAAAAGTGGTTACCGGGATGCAAGAACAGCTTGGCCAGGCCAATTTTGAAAAAGCAGTGGTAACCGGATTTATGGCAGACGGCGGCCAGTGGAAGGACGGCCAGCCGGATGCCTACAAAATCATGGCCACGAAGGATTATCAAGATTGGTTTACGGCCGAACTTGTGCGGGATCCTACCCTAAACAATATATCGGATCCGGGCGCGGCCATCGATGTCCTTACCCGGTATAAGACCAAAAAGGCCGGCACTGCAGCAGCGACGCACGATGCCGATCTGGGCGGCGATATCGCCAAGGATGTCAAAGATATCGCGGCCGGCGGGATCAAGCCCGGCGCTTCGACCGGTCCGGAAGCCAGAGCAAAAAAAGATGAGGACAAATCACCAGAGGAAATATTTGACGAACATGCGACGTAATTCCGCCAAAAAAACCGGCGGATAAAAAGGAGTTTTTATCATGTCCGAATATACGCATTATGGTGATATTTCTCCACGTACCAATTTCGCGGCCTGGGGCAAGCTGCTCAAGCGGACGGTTCCGGGAATTGTAACGGAACGGACCGCCCAGACAAAACCCATGCCCAAAGGCAAGGGCCGGGTGATGATCTTCCGCCGGTACCTGGTACTTGCAAGGGCCACCGGTCCATTGCAGGAAGGCGTAACTCCCCCAGGCACCAAACCGCAGTACGTGGATGTGCAATGTACGTTAGAACAATACGGCGACTGGATCGGTCTTACCGATGTTATCCAGGATACCCACGAAGATCCGGTTCTGGCAGAATTTAAAGGTTTGCAATCCCGGCAAATGCGGGAGACCCGTGAAGATCTCAATATCGGGATTCTCAAGGGCGGAACCAGCGTTTTGTATGCGAACGGCGCTGCCCGAACCGATGTCAACACCTTTTTTGATAAGGGTGATCTGAAAAAAGTAATCAGAAGCCTCCGGGGATCGGATGCCGAATATTACATGGAAATTTTGGCCGGATCACCAAAATACGCCACAGAACCCATTGGTGCGTCATTTGTCGGATTCGGCCATACCGATATCGAAGCCGATCTGACCGGGATTGCCGGATGTACCAAGGTTCAGAACTATCCGGATCCATCCAAGGCCATGCCGTATGAAGTCTGCGCCGCAGAGAACATCCGGTTTCTGTTGACCACCATGTTCTCACCCTGGGCGGATGCCGGCGGTGCCAAGGGGGCCATGCTGTCAACGACCGGCGTAAACGCCGATGTCTATCCGGTGATCGTGGTTGCTCCGGATGCCTGGTGTACGGTGCCGCTTCGCGGTGTGAATTCCGGCAACATCGCCGTTGTCAACCCAAAACCCAGGGGCGGCGATCCATTGGGCCAGCGCGGCACCCTGGGCTGGAAATTCTGGCACGCGGGCTGCATCCTGTCCGATGAACTGATGGAAAGAATCGAGTGCGCGGTGACGGAAAATCCGACATAGGGTGTAAGTAGCGTCAAGGGGTTCAGGGCTTAAAGCTCTGAACCCATAACCCAATAAATAAACAAGAAGGAGTATTGACATGGAATTAAGTGGTGTAGTGCATGGAACCTGTGACGGTACCGGCGCGGTGATCAATGTGTGCCTGGGGTTTATTCCCAGGCATGTCAAGGTCATCAATCCCGAAGATGTCGGCGCACTTTATCCCGAAGCTGAATGGTGGAAGGGTATGAAAGTCATTGCCGCACTGGATGAAGGTATTAAGGAAAGCGGAATAGCGGCACCGACTCGGGCTTTACTGGCAGCCGACGGGATCAGCGAATATCCCGGCGGCGATGAAATCGTCTTTGACAGTGCATCCGGCAATTGGGTCGATAATTTAACGGATCTCAATTCCAAGGAAGAGATCTATGTTAACGGCCATTATGAACGGGCCGCCGCTACGGCGGCCTTGTATCAATGTTATGGCGATGCGGTCGATCCCGATCCAAGGCACGGTATGAAGCTGAAGACGACGCCGGGATTTAAGATCGGCGCCGACGCAGATCTGAATGTCAGCGGCGAACAGCTGCTCTGGATCGCTACGCGGTAAATCAAACCTGGGATCCCGGCCCAAGTCCCCGGGATCCCCTATGAATTCAACCGGAGAAGAATTATGACAGAAAATACCCAAGAAAAACCGAATGACCGGCCAAAAAACGCGCCCAAGGAATTTGCATTGATTAAATTTCCAGGGAAAACCCGAAAGCAGGATCCTGACATTATCTACGTTCGGGTGAACGGAAATCCTGTCAGGATGAAGCGAATTGAATTTATCCCGGTCAAGCTGGAAGTGGTTCATGCCCTGCGAAACGCGACTGAACCCGTTGTGGAGTCTGAGGATTCCGCCGGCGGCGACGTGGATATGGTTCGCCGGCGGAAAGTGGTGTCTCACGCGCCGCGGTTTCCGTTTGAGTTGGTGGGGTGGATAACCGCTAAAGATTTCAATAAGCTTCGAAAAATCGCGCTTAAACGCAGCATCACCGATCAGGAAGCCGATAAGGCGATATATGGCTAGTCCCTATGCCAGAACCGTATTGCAAATTTTAGACGATACCCTTCGGCTTTGCAATGATTTCCGGGCGTCCGGATCAGACGGCAAAAAATGGTCCTGGGAAGAAGCTGAAACCGCTTTAAAAGATACGGTTTTGGATATGGTTCGACGAACGGGAGTATTAAAGGCTGTTCGGATTCTTCCCTTGAAGGAAGATGTGGCCATTTATGATCTGTTCGGTGATTGCATCCGGATATTAAGGGTCGGGATCCACGGCCTATCCGGCACGGTGGTCTTGCCGCGGTCCATGGCTGAATATGATCGATCAGGCCGCGGCATGGTAGAGGAAGGTTTTCCGCGAGAATTCTTTAAGGATAATATCGATTTCGGTAAGATCGGATTTTACCCGACGCCGAGCGCGGCAGGATCGAGCTTTACCCGTGATAGCGATTACGGTCTTTTACGGCGGGTTGTGGATGAAGACGGCAATGTTTTGCCTTACGATGACAACCTGGCTTTACGGCGAATATCCGGGGTGCCGTTTACCCGGTCCGGCGACGGCCAAATTATCCGGGAGATTATTTCACCGTATGGGAACATCATGCTTTCGTTCGTGAGAGCGCCGGAGTTTCCGGACAACCCGAATCAGTATATCGACAGTGAAATACCGGAGTATATTCACAAGGATTTAAAATACGGTGTTGCCGACCGGCTGTTGACCGGATCCCGGCTTAGAGTCCATCAAGTCAAAAAAAAGAAGTTCGGTCCGAAATGGTACGGGGCCGTCAAGGATCTTCAGTATAACGCCGAGCATAAAGGGCCGCTGGATGATGCGGGGATCCCCGGCGGCGGCGTGACCGGTCCAATGAGCGGCGAACTGTTTGATTATCCATCTGAGTAAAATCAATTATTATGAAGAAAAAATACATTAAACCAAAATATGAATTGGTTAAAAACATGACATTCATGTTTGATGCTATTAAGAAAAAAAGAGGGAAATATGGTTGCCGACAATGTTCAACCTGCCATGGTTGCAGATAAATACGAGTACAGTGAAGCTGATGATTTATACGATCAGGATTTATTAACGGGGGATATGTGTGAATTTTGTGGTAGTGAGATATATAGTACTCCTGCCTGCACCTTTCACTGTACTAATGATAATTGTGAGTCACATCATATTCGAATAGATGTATAGGGTTTTTTTAAATGCTTCTGTCAGAATATAGAAAAGATCGTAATGCGCTTTCCAGAAAGGCGCTTCTATTGGCCGGGGATCCCCTGGGCGAACGATGGAGTTTAACCCGAGCGGCACAGGCATTGAATGACGTTGTTCTTGATTTCTGTCTAAAGACGCGGATGATCAAAGAGGAAATCAATGTTCAGCTGAAAAAGAGTGTTCACGAGTACGATATCAAAACCCTGGTTGAAGAAGACGGCACGTTGCGCTTTTACGGATATCCGACCAGGTTGGGATTCAACGGGAACAACAATCCCGCAATGTGGCCGACGGCATTGCTGGCCATCGATCTTCTTGGATGTCCTCAAACATCCGGGACCAATACGCATCAGTGGCACCTGGATAGCGTCAGTCCGGGGAAGGTGATTCTGTTCGGTCCGCCGGCGGAAGACGGCGAGGCATTGCCTTCGGAAGAAAACAACATGCAAGTGACCTATATCGCACTTCCGGCCTACATGAGCGCCGGAGATGCTTTCCCGGATACCAAGATCCCGGTGATTTCCTACGAGGCGTTTCCATACGGAACGGCGTCCAGGCTTTTGGATGAAGGGGATGAACAAGACTTGCTGAAATCCCTTGAAATGGATTTCATGTACCGGAAATGGACACTGGAAGCAATTGCCGATGAATATCGAAATTTAACCGCATATGACGATGTGAGGCCGGTTTGACAGAGATAGAAGGTGAAAAGGTAAGGACATGATTATCATTATGCCCGACGGCGTGGATATAGAATTGGATAATTTTGGTGAACATGAATTTGTCTGTCCATGCTGCGGTGAAAATAAAATGCAAAGCTTGTTTTTGTGGAAATTGCAACAGGCCCGATCAGAAGCAAGAATACGATTTGATATCGAATCCGGGTATCGATGCAAAAAACACAATAAAGAGGTCGGCGGGAAAAAGGCTTCGGATCATTTGTTCGGAGAAGGCGTAGATATTTTAACCCGAAACTCTTCTTGCCGATGGAAAATCATCGAGGCGGCTATCGGAGTAGGCATTAAACGGATCGGTATCGGTGAAACCTTCACCCACCTGGGCACCCGGCGACAAAATCCCCAGCTGGTAATGTGGACCTATCCACGAAAATACACGGCGCTGAGTCAGAAATGAGCAGACCCATTATCATATCCAGCCACCAGGGCATTGCCCCGCGGTATGATCCTGCATTAAAAAAGGGATTTGCCCGGACCGCGGAGAACTGCGATCTTTCATCCGGAAAGATCAAACCCCTGGCCGATGCCGTTCTTCAGAAAGCGGATACGAATTTATACAACTCTCTTTTTTTTTATAACGGCGCCTGGCAAACCGGAAACAACAAACATTATCTGAATTGGAAGATCGGGAATTTTGATCTGTTGATTTACCTGTCCGGCGGAGTACCGTACAAGAAAGTCAACGGGACTGCAGCACCCTTGGGCCAAACCCGCCTTGGAGCGCCAACGCTTGAAAGTCAAACCGCAAGAACAACATTGGATATCACTGCAGATCCATATGGTTGGACACGATCTAAAACCATGCCCATTGAATACTTATGTGTAACGTATGCAAGTATTAGGAACTCCAGTTATAAATGGACGTCATCTCCAGCAACACCAAATGAGTATTACTGCGAAGCCGCCGGCGGCGGAGATCCAGGACTAACGCCGCCGGATGCTTTAACAATGGATTTAATGGTTGCGACCAAAGGAACCCTGGGAACCCTGGCCGTCGGTGAATGGAATTGGGGGGATAATGATACGTTGGGATATAATACCGTATATGTAAGGCTTGTTGGCGATGCGGATCCGGATACGAAAGACAACGATTTTATATTTGAGCTTTGGGATCCTACTCTATCTTATCCGGACAGACTTGAGTTGGGTTCTGATGCCGATGCTAATGAAGGCACGACCGGCAGCCTTTTGGTGGGTGAATGGGATTATGGCGACAATGATTCATTGGGATTTAATACCATTTACGTTCGTTTGATCGATGATAAGGATCCGGATGGAAAAGTCGATGGATATATCAAGCATCACACAGAAACCAATCCCGGAAATTTGAACGATACCTATACATACGTTCTCACAACCACTCGCAATGTTAATGGATATAAAGATGAGTCCGGGCCTTCTGCAGTGTCAAGTGAAATAATTGCCGAATATGAATTTATTCGGATTACCCGGCCGGCCATATCAGATTCTAATGTCACGTATTGGAATATTTATCGTATCAGCAATTCAAGCGGAGCCTATCAATTTGTTGCCCAGGTGGCCGCCGGTACGTCCACGTATGACGATAACAATGCCGATGCGGATCTTGGCGCCTCTCCCACGACCTGGTACACATCCGACCAGGGCAATTCCATTGGTTTCGATAAGCCAAAAGTCACTTTCGACGGCCTGATTACGGAACCTTTTACCGGTATGATATTTGCCTGGAAAGGATCAACGCTGTATTGGTCTGAACCCGGCTATCCGGATGCATGGCCCTCTTTCTACAATATGAATATGCCGTCGGATATCAAACGGGTAATTCCCTTTGCCGGCACGGTGTCAGTTTTGACGGAAACAGGACCGCTCCGGGTAGACGGCACACATCCCGAATTGCTTCAGCCGTCCAAAGTTCTGGGCGAAGAACCGTGTATCGGTACCGCGGCATGTAAAACATCCAAAGGCGTGGCATACCTGTCTGATTCCGGGACCGTGCTTTTCAACCTGGCGGAAACCATTGTCGTTTCAGACGATCGATTTACCGAGGATTGGTTCAAAAACAACGTGAGCAGCGCCGGTGCGTTCATGATCGAAAACGACGGTGTTTTATATCTGTTTCATTCCGCCGGCGTCCTAGTGGTGGATACCCGACCGAAAACAGCCATTTGGTTTACCCTGGACATTATCGCATATGCCGCACATGTCCGGCCGGATACCGGCGATCTGTATTATATCGATTCCGCGGGCGTGCAAAAACTTTTCGGCGGATCCGGATCTTTAACCTGGACCTGGCAGAGCGGGGATATCGTCGGAGCGCATCCGGGGGATAAACCGTTTCAGGGGATCGAGGTCCGCGGATCCGGAACCATTACCGCGACACTTTATGCGGATGGTCTTCAGCAAGCCACAAAAGCCCTGTCTTTTACCATGGAGCGAAATCGAACGCTCAATTTTTCGGCTGAAATCAATGCCAGGGCCGCACAATATAAATTGACCGGTACCGGCCAGGTGGATGAAGTTGTTATAAGGTATTCGCCATGAGCAACCCGAAATCAAATTCAGCGCCAACCAATACCCGCCGGCGCCAATATAGAATCGGCCAGGTTTCCATCTCGGAAATTAATCGAGTGTTGCAGGATATCGGCCTAAGACTCGATCAGGTTGACGCCATCGGCCAGGATCCGGATATCAAAGGGCGCATTCTGCGCAATATCAGCCCAAAATCTTTGGCCAAACATGCCGTCGTTCACCAGGATGGCGGCGCTGATGAAATATCAATTGCCGCTTTAAGCGGAGAGGCAGCAGACGAACAAAAATCAGCCTGGACAAAGGTTTCGGGCAAGCCTTTGACTTTCGATCCAACACCACACCACGCAAGCCATGAACCGGGGGGAGCTGATGAAATAACCTTTCCTACAGATCACGCCGCCGACCATGAAAACGGCGGCGTTGATGAAATATCAATAACCGGTCTGTCAGGAGAGGCAGCAGACGAACAAAAATCAGCCTGGACAAAGGTTTCGGGCAAACCCATCACCTTGACAGAATCAACAGCGGTTTTAGCCGATAATAAATTAACCCGGGGTGATGGGGGATCCAGGAACATCCAGGAATCAACGATCTCGGTATCTGACAATGGAGAAATGCTCAATCCAAGTCAACCGGCATTTCGCGCTTATCTGAACACTACCCAAGTCGATGTAACCGGAGATGGAACTAATTTTTCAATAACGGGCGCGATATGGACGGAAATTTACGACCAAGGAAATAATTTCAGTAATGGTGCTTTTACTGCGCCTGTTGACGGTAAATACCTATTTACTGCCACCCTTGATACTGGTGGATATTTGGCAGCTAATAATTATTTGGTTTTATTTTTTATCCTGTCAAACGGAAATTATGTCGCAACGGTATTAAATCCTTATGCTTGTAGTTATGGCGGCTATTTAACTTTTTCAGCAAGCATAGAGGTTAAAATGGATGCAAACGATACGTGCAATATTCTTTTGGCAGTATTAAATGGTACTAAGTGCATCGATATTGCTGCAAACACTACATATATCCAAGGACATTTGATTTGTTAGAAAGGAATTTTAAATGGATATAATAGTAACGCTTACAGACAAAGAATTTGAAGTTTTGGAATCTTGGCTCGGTGTTGGGGCAGTTCAACCCTGGATTCAACGCGCTCTTGATAATAAGATAAGGCTGAGAGTTGACGCTTCTATCTTAAAGCACACCAATCTGAATCCTCAAAAAATGACAAAGGATGATAAACTTACTAAGTTATCAAAAATAGAATTACCTACAAGAGAAATGCGTGACGGGAAAAACAGATGAAATCGCAGGAATAAAAAAACCACCCTGGTTACAGAGATCAACGCAGTCAAGACCGTCGTGAATACCATATTGACAAACATGGAAGGTGCGGAAATCAATGCCACAGCATAAAACAGAATTAATGAACCAGAAGGTGTTAGAAGAAAAATTGATGTTTTTTTTAAAAGAAAACATCGCGGCCGTTCATTTTTGCATAAACCTGACCTATATCGCCCATGTCTGGGATGATCTGTATGATCAGGACAGAGTCCGGACCGGAAAAGACATCAGCGATGCCTTCAGGGTTGCCCTGGTGGATATTGCCTTGAATCCGTTTTATCTGGAACACTTGACCGATTTCCGGCCGCTGATGATGAACGCCATATTGCAATGGCAGGATGCCAACCACCTGGAAAAAACCGGGACGGATCATGACATGCACATGGCCTATATGCTCCGGGCGTCTTTTTTGCAGATATTCAACTATTGCGCCTACTTGGTGGGCGGTCCGGAATGGGCGGCTCATGTGGGTCCCGATATGCGGCGGCTTTATGAGGAACCCTTGAACGAATATATGAAGGAGATGAAACATGCCTAGTCCGATAATAGCTCTGGGCGGCGCCGGTTTGGCATTGGGGGCTTTTGGCGCCCACAAGCAAGGCCAGGCGGCAGACCGGGCCGCGGATGCTGCAAGGGAAACATCCCAATGGCAGAGGGATCTGGCCGTTCAGCAATGGGAACGGTATATGACAACCTTTGCGCCCCTTGAAGACATGCTTGTAGCGGACGCTTCCAAACCGGTTGAAGAACAGCCCGGATTTGGCCGGATGATGGGAACCATCGATCGGGGGTATTCGGATTTAGGGGCCAATGTCCGGCGCACCATGGGCGGACGGTATCCATCCGGATCCGGTTTGGACGTTTTGAATCAGCAGGATATCGAACTGGAGCGCACCCGAACCAAAACCGGCGCTGTCGGTGCTGCCAGAGAAGCCCGGTTTGACCGGATGCTTCGGGCCGCCGGTCTGGGCCGGGGCATACCGACCACCGTAATGAACACCGCGGGAAACGTCGGAGCACAGCAAAATTATATGGCCAACATGCAGGGCAATGCCGCACAAAACGCCTGGGGATCCGTGGGAAATACCGCCGGCAATCTTATGCAGATGTATCTGATGTCAAGAGGCGGAGGAACACCGATGTTAACGCCGAACACACCCGGATATACGTATGCCGGGCCGTATCAATACGGCCGATAAGGAGAATGTCATGTACGGAATAGGGTATGGACTTGGAAAAATGATGGAAGGCGCTACCGGCGGTGCCGTAAAAGGCACCATGTTCAACATGGCCAGGGAAGAACGCGAAAAAGAGCGCACTTCCACAGAGCAATATCGGGAAAAATCGCTTGGGATGCAGCAGCAGCGGATCGACAGCGAAGAGAACCGGGTTAAAATACAAAATCATGCCGCTGCATTTAAAACAGCCTATGATCTTGCCCAGGGATCCCCGGATCCGGAAGCTACTTTTGGAACGGTTTTTAAAAGCCTGGACCCGGAAAGCGAGATCCCGAAAGTCACTTTTGGTGAAACAGACATAGAAATCAACTACAAGGGATTGATCATCTCCGGGTCTAAAGATCATGTTATGCAAGCCATTGAGGTTATTTCTCTTTCTCAGAAACCCGAAGAAGTTACACCCCAGGTATTATCAAAGCTGGCCGAATTGAACCTTGCCAAAATCACCGTGTCGAAAAAAGACGCTTCCAAAGGATTCGGAACCTTTACCCCGGGGCAGGGTATTTATAGCAAGGATACGGGCAAGGTAACATTTGAACCTTATGCAGACGGAAAAGGAACGGGCAAATCCGGATCCGGATTAAAAATAAGCGATATCAATACCGCCCTGAATGCGCTGTTTAAGAAATACAAAGTCGATGCCGGATTGGGTATCAATGTCACCCCCGACGGCAAGTACACCGTGGACATGGCGACGTTCATGGCCGGCAAGGAAACCGCCTATAACATTATCAAGAAAAAAGCGGATGCCGGGGATCCCGACGCTAAAAAGGATCTTGAAAAAATCAACGAGTATTACGGTTTGATGGACGGCATGATCCGGGGATCCCAGAACACCGGGCCGTCGTTAAATAAAATGGGTGCCAATGCCGCCGGCGGTAAAACACCGTCCAGCGGCGGCAAGAATAAAGCCACCTTCGATCCCGCGACCGGAAGGTTTACCTATAAATGATCGAGATAGAACTTCCAGATAAGGGCATAACCGTTGAGTTTCCGGATGGGACTCCCGAATATGTCATGAGAAATACCATTCAGGCCGAATTTTACGGAGCGCCGTCTTTGCGCCAGGATGTTCCGAAAAAACCCGGCATGTTCGAAAGCATGATGCCGCGGCAATCCCTTCCCGAGCGGACCGCCGAAGCCCAGATCGGCCTGGAAGCCATGCAGCGGGGCTTGACTCCGGAACAATATAAGAGCGAAGTCTATCCCGAAGGATCCCGGTTAAAACGCCTTGAACAGATGGGGGACAATGTTATTTCCGGCGCCCTGGGGACCGCTGAAGGCCTGATCGGCGGTGTTGAATGGATTACCGGAAGTGAGACCGCTAAAGAACTGGCCAATGTGGCCAAAGCCTGGCGGGAAGAACTGGCGCCGGAAGATCCAACCTTTGTCGATGAAATCGCCATGGGCGTCGGATCCGTGGCCACGTTCTTTATACCCGGTATCGGTGTTGCCAGGGGCGCACAAGCGGCCGCACTCCTGGCGCCTAAATTGGCTGTCTGGGCCGGTGTGGGGGTTGCGTCTGCATTGGAAGCCATGACCGAAGCCGGTCTTGGATACAGAGAAACCCTTCAGGATACCAAAGACGTTAAAAAAGCAGAGGATGCGGCGTCGAAAACCTTCTGGATGAACATGGTCCTGTTGCCGGTGACCAATAAACTCGGGATCTTCGGTGACAAAGGCGGCAAAGTCCGAAAAGCCATTATGTCGGCGCTGATGGAAGGCAGCCAGGAAGGCGCCCAGGAGATCATTGCCGCGGTATCCCAAAACAAAGATATAGATCCGGAGGCGGTATTGAGATCCGCCGGCGTCGGCGCGATCGTTGGCGGCGGTGTCAGTGTGGTGACTCCGGGTGCAAAAGCCCCGGCAGAGAAAAAGACCGAAGAAAAACGCCCGGATCTTGAAGGCCTGGAGGAAAAATATAAAGAAAAGCCGGAAGATAAGGTCAAGGCTGCAGCTGAAGCCAGACAGGCCGAGATCGATAAGGCGTTTGAAGAAGCGCCGGAAGATAAAATCAAAACCGCAGCCGAAGCCAGACAGGCCGAGATCGATAAGGCATTTGAAGAACCTGTTGAAGAAGGGGTTAAAACAGAACCGGTTATCGAACCGACGGTACCGAAAACCGAAGCGGCAAAACCGCCGACAAAGCGCGAAAAGGCATTAAAAGAATACAAAGACTATATCGAGCAGCTGTCTCCGGAGGAAAAAGAAAAGGCAAAAGATCTGATCATCGATGAACCGGTTCATGCACTGACGACCATGCGTAAGATTCAAAATCGTCTGGCAGAACCTGAAAAAGTCAAGGCTGAAGAACCCGCCCAAAAAGCAGCGGCCGGACCCGATCTGATTAAAGCGGAAAAATATCCCAAAATCCTTAAAGAAAAAATAACGGCCAAAGACCTGGTCGAATCCAGAACAAGAGAAGAGATCCAGGAAAAACTTCAGAAAATATTCGGCACATATGAAACCTTGGAAGAACTGGATGAAATAGATAACAAGAAACTAAAAAACAAGCGTATTGAAATTGCCGACAAATACATGGGTGACTTAGAACGTGCCGCCGCCGATCGGGAATATGATACAACTGAATATCTATTGGAAGAGGCGTATGGCGCCATAGGAAAAAGTTATCTCGATCAATATGCTCAGACCCAATATTTTAAAATCACGGAAGACGCCCAACTCTTTGACATCGACGATATACAACCCACCGAAAAACCCGATAAAAGCAAATTAAAAAAAACCTGGCGTTACATGTCCGATGCCAAACGAAACCTGAAAGAAAAGCGCGAACCCCTGCAGCTGTTCAAACGACACGACGGCAAAATTATAATTTTAGACGGCAACCATACCTATTTTTCATTAAAGGATCGGGGTGAAAAGTTCGCTGTTGGAGAAATCAAAAAGAACATAAAACAACCGAAAGTAAATAATTTAAATGAATTATATGAGAGAGCGGAAAAGAACTATAAGGAATTAAAAGACATCACCGAAAAAACTGCCAAAAAATACAATGCCAAGGCCTGGTTCAGGCCGGACGCGCAGGAATTAAAATCAAAAGAACGTGTAAAGCGAAAAATCAAAGATTATCGCGGCGATGCGTCACGGGTAAAAGACGTGATCGCTTCGACCGTGAGCTTTAAAACCGAAAAGGAAATGTACCGGGCGCTTGAGGAATTCGATCGCGAACACGGCGTGCTGGAGTTAAAGGACCGTTTCAAAAAACCACTCACGACCGGGTATCGGGATATTTTGATGGTGGTTCGTCTCAAGGACGGCACGCTTGCAGAAATCCAGTTTACCAAAGACCGGCTTTTTGAAGCCAAAGAATACGGCCCGGGGCATAAACTTTATGAAGTACATAGAAAATTAGAAATTGCTGCAGAAGAATCGGGCAACAAAGAGGTAAAGGAACTTCGGGATGAATTAACGGAGATACAAAAGCAATACTATGATCATATTTATCAGTCAGACCCGGCCATATCTCTGGCCTTGACTTCGGGAATTTCATCTGAATTGAACCGGATAGCATATCGGCTGCGGGAACTTTCCGGCTCGACGCGTTTGGACCCTCTCATTATCCAAACCTTGTCATCCTTGTCGATGACACAGGGAATCCCCTCCCAATCCACAAAACGTTCGGACATAAAATCACCTCCTTCTAAAGACAAACAAAAGATAACACAAAAACCCGATAAAGTCAAGAATGTTGTAATCGGCGCCGACCGGAAGCTAATGGTTCCCGGGAGCGATCGGGAAACCATTACGTTTGCGGTGATGGAGCAAAAAGATTTAATTCCGTCTCATCGCCCGGAAACCTTTGCAAAGCACCCTCAATATCCCGAAGGTGTGCAAGAACGGATGTATCACAGCGATAAAAACGAGCAATTAAAAGTAATTGGCCATGCCAAAAACTTAAAAACCGATCTGATTTTAACGAACAACCCGGACGCCATTAACGGGCCGCCCATTGTGCTTGAAAACGGTATCGTGCTCGGCGGAAATTCCAGGGCCATGACCCTGCAGCGGGCGTATATATTCGATTCGCAATACGGCAAGGGAACTAAGTTCAAAAAGAAGCTGGTTCAATTTGCCGATCAGTTCGGCCTGGATCCGGAAAAGGTCAAACAGTTCGATGAACCCGTTCTGGTCCGAATCTATAAAGCGGAAGCCACGGATCAAAAAACACTCCACAAACTGGCCAGCCTGTTTAATGCGCCGTTGACCCAGGGAATGAGCGCTGAAGCCAAAACTGTATCCATGGGAAAGAATGTATCGCCGGAAACCCTGGAGAACATCGGCGTCCGGCTTACAGACCGCGATCTGACCTTACGGCAGCTGCTCGACAAGAAGGACGGTGTTGAAATATTGCGAAGGCTAATCCGGGATGGTGTTTTGACGGAAAACGAATTCAACACATATTACAACGACAAATATGATCAGCTGAATAGCGCCGGCAAAGAGATGATAGAAAAAACCATCCTCGGCGCTGTTATCGACGATCAGGACCTACTCAGCGTTGCACCAAAATCAATGACCAATAAAATCGCTTATATCTTGTCTCCGGTGGCCAGGATCCGCAGCCGGGGAGATCAGTGGGACATAACTCAGCATCTGAAAGATGCGTTTGAAATCGCGGTAAAGGTGAAGTCCGACAACAATATCGGAAGCGTCGATCAATTAATGGCCCAGGGAAGTCTGTTCGGCGATAAAAAACCGATGTCTTCGGAAGCGGTTATACTGGCGCATCTTCTTGTCGATGAAAAGCCAACGTCTTTATTGAAGCGATTCAGAGGATATGCGTCCGATGCCGCAAAGGACATCAAGAATCAGAAGGCGTTGTTTGCGCCGCCGTCTCAGCCGGAATCTTTTAACGAATGGTTTGGCGACAATTCTCCGTCAAACAATCTGTTCGACTCGGCCGGCAATGAAGCCGGATTTATCAATATTGATATGCTGGTTCCCAAGAAAATGGCAGAGAAAATAAAAAAGGCGGCACTCGGGGCGCAGAATTCCCGATTAGAGCATTGGTATAACTACATCCGCGGTCGTCAGGATGCCCAAATAAGCGTAATATTGCAGAAAAAGCACATGCCTCAATTGGGCAGCTGGATCCGGAACATGGAAAGCGTTCTGTCTCAAACCGATGAAGGTCGAAAGATATACGAATCCGGCCGGGAATTTAAGGAAAAAACCGTCCGGCGTTTTCGCGTATGGGAGGCTGAATATAATGCAGCGGTAGAAGGGCTATCCGACCCGGAGAAGAAGACAGTCCTGAAAATATTGGACAGCACCGAAGAAATCACCGGCGATCATCCGGCGGAAGTTGCAGCGGCAAAGGTCCGGACACTGCTAAAGGATGTGAGGGAATATCTTGTAAAGAACGGCCACCAGGTGAGCTATCTGGAAGGGTATTTGCCGCATGTCTTTCAAGGCCGGTTCTGGATCAGCACCAAAAATGAGTTTTCGCACAAGGTCGAAACCATCGGCCAGGCCCTGCAGATCGCCCAGGAATGGATCGAACAAGGAAAAACCAGGGTAAAGGTCATGCAAGACGCCTTTATTCCTCCTGACGATGCTACGATGCTTTCAAAACGCGGATACTGGCGCCTGATCAAAGCCATTCAAAAACAGGCCGGCGAATCCATCGAGATCTTTGAGGACCTGAGTACCGATGAAATACACCAGATGCTGTCCGAAGGCCAGGTGGCCAGGCCGAAACCCCGAAAGCGTTTTTTCGGTAACATGATGCGCCGTGTGGTGGACAATCCGAATTATATAAAAAATTTGGATGAGATCATGCGGCTGTATTTTTACGGTGCATCGAGGAAAGTCGGGCAGGATATTTTCTGGCGCAAGGTTCAGCGGAACATGGATGCCATGCCGGCCGGAGATCAGCGATTAAAGCAATTCATTGAAACGGTATATTTGCCGGGTACTTTAGCACATCCGACCAATATGGAAGAAGCGATTGCAAATATATTTCACAAATTAAAAATTGTGCCGGGGTTTACCGGGCAGGACTTTAGAAAGATCATGCACAATGTCAACCTGGTTCAATATGTGTGGGATCTGGGCCTTTCCGGATCCTCGGCCATTGCCAATGCATCGCAATTCTTTATGAACGCGTATCCCATTGTCGGTGAAGTGAGCGCGGTAAAAGGATATCGAAACGGTGCAAAAACCTTTTTCAATAAAAAACTGTTGGCTGAAGTTGAAAAAATGGGAATTACCCAGGGTGTGAGCGCCATAACCGGTGAGATCCTTGTCAGCAAAGACGCAATGAAAGAATTTAAAAGCAAAATGCTGTTTAAAGCCGGTCCCAAAGGGTTCGCGGAAGCAACCCTGATACCGTTCACTACGGTTGAAGTGATGAATCGTTTTTCCACCTATTGGGCGGGTAAAGATTTTGCGGCAAAGCAGCTGGGAAAAGGAAAATCCGCGGCAAAGACAGCACGGTTGGTTGTTCCCGATACGTCCAGCCTGTTCGCCCTGGGCAGAGAGATCGATGATCGGCTGGCCGATGAAACGACGACGCAAAATGACTCCTGGAAGGCAAAGACCCGGCGGCTTCAGGAAGAGTTTGCCCGGAAATTCGGATATGAGCTTAACGATAAGGTAAATTTTCGCGTGGGCCGGGAAAACCTACCCCAGATCATTCGCGAAGTACCGGCCCGGCTGTTTTCTCCCTATAAATCCTTTTTACTGAATCAACTAAAATACACAGTGGATACGCTGAATCCAAAAGGGATTAAGACGAATCCTAAAAAAGCGCTCCGTTTTACCATCATGACACTGGCTTTGGCCGGCGTGGCCGGAAATCCGATTGTATATGGATTGTTTCAAATGCTGCGGTATTTATACGACCAGCTGTTCGATGTTGACATCGAGAAAGAATTAAGACGCAAGAATCTGTTGCGCGGGATCCCCGGCA